GGTCCTGATCCATCATGTCCCATTGCTGCTGCTTTAATACCTGATGATTTACTTTTATCAACTACTACAGCATCAAATTCAGGATCTTCATCAAAATCAATAACTAGATAATTAGCATCACCTTCACTACCATCTACATTGTCTGGGGTCTGGTAATTAGGGTTACCTCCTATGGGAGCATAAGCATTATCTATTAAAGAAAATATTTCATCAGCAAATTCTGATTTTTCTTTATCAGTAAGATATTCCCAAGAACCTTTTTTAAATCCTTCTCTTTCTAGAAGTAGATTATTTGCTAAATATTTTTTTAAATCAAAACTCACTAGATAGTAGGGTTTGTTTGTTCGTCTTTAATAGCATCTACTAAAGCATCAAATGCTGATTTAATATTATCGTTCATGTAAACATCAGCATGATAATCATCATATACTAAATAATCTAATTTATTAATCAATTCTTTCATTCTGTCACTATGACCAGATTCAAAATTTGATTGTTCGTTTTGTAATTTACCTTCAGCTAGGTATTTTTTTAAATCAAAGTTCATAATTAATATATTTGTTATACATATTTACAAAAACATTAAAATCAATGCGGTGCTTCATATCTACTCGTTCAATTTCACAAACAACCTCAGCATCTAAAAGCATACTTTCAGTAACATTAGGATCAATAACATCATCTTGATTACCTAATACAATATTAAAATCAACAAAATGATTAGGATCAATAATATTCAACCTGTTTAATTTAGGTTCAATACTTCTGCTGTGAATTGCTGGGTTGTAAAGTAGGTTTTTGATTCCATATCTGTTGGCAAGTAACATACCAACATAACCACCCATACTACTACCAATAATAAAATCAGGGCGGAAATTTTCAACAATATACATTAGCTTTTCTTCTAATGCTTCGTCTTGATAATCGATTTTTGGAGCTAAGACCTCAGCTCGCTCTTTAAGAAAGTCAACTTTTTCACCTTTGTTGCTACTTTCTAAGCCGTGTAAGAATAATATTTTCTGCTTCATAACCTCAATTGCGGGGTAAATATACGAAGACCCTTTCGGGTCTCCAAATTTTTAATTGTAAGTTATTGTATTTTCGTCGTCATTGTCTAATTTTTTCTTAAGTTGACGGACAATATTTTCCCAATAACTACGTTTATAATCAGGAAGATTTGGGTTTGTGAGTTTTAATTGAGCAGCATGTAAATCTCTTTCAGTAATTTTATTATCTCCATCAACATCTAACTTATTAATAGTTTCATTGTATTTTTCAGCTGCCGATTTTAAATCTTCATTAGGTGCCTCTTCATCTTCTTTACCAAATAAATCTTCGTTAAGTTCTTCCCAATCTTCAGATTCCTCAATTTCATCTTCATCATGTAGTAAGTCATCAGCATTAAACTGCTCATTAAAGTCTTGCATCTCTTCTTCAGTCCAAAAACCATCATCTTCTTCTTTTTTAGGTTTTAATCTTTCAAAGGCAAAATTAGCGGCAATTACTAAAGCAATAGCTAAAGGATCAAATACAAATATAATAGTCAAAAGTAAAATATTAATAATTTTATCCATAGGCATACCTGTAAGGCCTGAGAGATACTTAAGTGGTCCTAATTCTCCTGCTAGATCATTTCCTGTTTTTACTTCAACTATTTCAGTTTCATAATTAAATAACTGAGTATTTAAAGTATCAATTCTTGAATTAATTTCGGTTTGTCTTTCAACTGCTTGATCTAATTGTTTTTCAAGAGCTCTACGTGTTGAACTTGAAGTTGTGGTTATAATCTCACCAGTTTCCCTGTCTTTATATTGTATAACGTTGTTAGATAAACCAGCTCGTAAATCAGCAACGGCCTCATTGATACTAGATTTTTCTTCATTATACACAGCAAGCTGTTCTTGAACATTATCTCGTTTAGTTTCTATTAGAGCGATTTGAGCATCAATGTTACCCGCTTTGTTAGCTGTCTCTTGATAAGCTGCAGATAAGAAACCATAAATACCCATACTAGTAATTAAAATTAATACAAAACAAGCTATTGAAAGATATGTTTTTAATAATAATGGGAGGGTTTTTCTATATTGGTAAAGTAATGATGCAATTACCAATTTAGCTACTTCTAATGATGCTGCCATAACAATGACAGCAAAAGCTGCACCTGCAAAAAGTTTGCTAAGGCCGCTAACAGAATAGAAAGCGGCCGAAGCAGAGACTGACAGGGCAGAGGTTGCGATTAAAAAGGGAAATATCCTTTCTTGTATTTTTTTCCACATAGGCTCTTAATTTCTAAAGCCCTTGTGTTTATCTATACGATCTAATATTTTATTTAATTCTTCTACTTTAATTAGACCAGCCATAGATGCATTCTTAAGGGCACTTATTAATTGTAACACCATAAACGGTACAATAACTACTTCAGATAACCAAGCTGTTCCTGTAAATCCTTTTTCTACCATTAAAATTACTGTTAATATAGCTAACCATACAAATGTACTTCTTGTTATTTTAAGTGCTTTATAAGTTTTAAATCCTTCTCTTTTTATTCCCGCCCAAATACCAAAAATTCCATCTAACCATAGTACAGCTACTACAGCTAAATATTGTTCCATATTTTCCATAGATAGATTAAAAAGGTATGTACACATATAAGTGCAAAATGATGCTATTCCCACTATTGTAATTTTAGTTTGCATTGTTTATAAAGTTATTAACATTTCTAATAATTCTTCTTGGGGAAACATATCAAATTTATCTTTTCTAGTATTAGTATGAGTCCAAGTACCTTTTACTTTTCCATAGTAAGCATCAGGATTAAAATCAAAAGCTTTAGCTCCCTTTTCTTTAATTAGAGACGGGAGGCCTTCTCTAACATCAATATTATCTCTTTCAGCTATCCATAGTAACCATAATCTAATAGCTTCAATTTGTTTATCTGAGTATTTATGCCATGTTTTATGACCCCTAAATGGTTCTTTTAAAGTAACTATTTGAGATTCTTCTACGGGGGTTCCTTGATAAGCTTTACCATTAATAACATAACCAAAATTATTTACTTCAATTGCTACTGAATGGGTATGCATGTGTTGGGAACCATTTTTACCTAAATGCCAACCATAACCACCTTCGGGGAATGCTTGAACCATTTTCCCATCATATTTATTGTCATTTCCTTTAATCGAAGGACCACCTAATACAAATTCAGTTGCTACTGCACCTCTGTCATCTCTACCCCAATGATCAATTGTTCTAAATGGGTTATGCCATCCGGCAGTATGGTGTAAGAAAACATATTCTTTATTTGTAGGTCCATTTTTATATTCACCTCTAGGTAAAAAATATTTTTCAACAACTAATCCATTTTCTGTAGTATAAATTTGTTCTGATGAATCTGTTGTAGCTAATCCCATAGCATCCCATGTTGCAGGACCTACAATACCATCAGCTACTAAACCGTTTTCAGATTGCCATTTTTTAACAGAAGATTCGGTACCTTTACCAAATATTCCATCAGCTCCAATTTCTAGAAATTCTTGGAGTTCTTTTACTTCTTTACCACGTGAACCTACTTTTAATAGCATGTTTATAAATATTAAAATTTATTTTTTAATGTAATTTTTAGATTTTTCTTCTAATTTCGTTACTTTAATTTCTAAATCATGTACTCTATCAATTAAATCACCTACTTGGTTTTCAAGATAATGAATTTGTAAATCTTGTTTAGAATCTGCCGGTAAAGAACCCATTTCTCCTCTTGGCCATTTAATTCTAAACTCATCATTTAAAATTACATCATCTTTCATTCGGAGTATATCTACTTTTAGTTGAGAAATTTCTGCAGTTAAACTAAACCAAATACCCGCGATTGATACAATTCATACAATTAAACCAATTAAGGTTTTAACATCTAATTTTATTTGGGATTTTTCTGAAAGGGGGTTCATTTATTCTCTTTTTTATTACTAAAGATTTTTTCCAATCCTGCGATTCCGAAACAACCTAAAGTAATAATCAAGAATGATTCATAAATGAATTCGTTAATTACTAAGTCTTTACTAAAATAACCTGTTACTAAATCAGCAACAGCAAAAATAACCATAACAGCAAATGACATAAAACCAATAACGCTTTTTTCATTTACGTCATTTTCATCTTTAAATATATCTTTAAAAGCCATCCAATTTTGTTTTAATTTTTTTAACATATTATAACAAATTAATTATAGATTTATTTTCAATTATAAATATAAAAAAAGGAGTGCTAATGCACTCCCTTTTTAAGAATAAGATTAAAAATTATATTACTCTTCTACGTGTGTAAATGGTTTTGTTGTTATAGTTACTGTATTGGTAGTATTGGTTTGAACACCTGAAGGTAATAACCATTCAGTTTCATATATCCAATTTGTACCTTCATAATGTACTGCTGCTGTTGGATAGCCTTTATTACATACATTATCACAGTATACACGTGCTATATGTCCATCATATCCATATTGCATACCAAATGTACCATTACCTGGGTTAGGTTGATCTACTCCTTTTGGTGGCATAGGGTAAACATTAATATGATCTGATTGAACTTCATTAGAAGATAATTTAACTGTATCTCCTGCTTTTACTACACCAGAAGTTGGTGATGTCATTCCCCAACTTTGTTCCCACTTCATATCTTGATCTGTGTGGTTAATTACTGTTAAAGTAAATTTAGCTGGTGATGTTTCAACTTTTTCTGATTTTTCGGTTTTGGTTCCACAACTAACTAATATTAGAGATGCAACCATAGATAAAAATAGTTTTTTCATTTTTTTTTGTTTTTGTGTTAAAATTAATTTAATTATTTGAGTACCTTTAATACCCACGCTTTAGCTAAATCCCAGTTTCGCGTAGCAAATACACCAAACGCGAATCCTGCGTAAATTTTGTAGCCAAAAGCCCATAATACTAGACCTGCAAGAAGTCCTAAAACTCCTTCTACTCCGTTTGCTACGATCCAATCTTTAACAATCATAAAGATTTTCTTAATAAAGTTTAATACATTTTTCATAATTATTTATTTTTAATGTGGTTATACATATAAAAAAGCTTAAAAATTTAATTTTACAACTGAGTCAACCAAGTAGTTAATATGTATTTATCATTACTTACAGGAACATTTCCTCGGTGAACAAAAGGAAATCCTGTAGGATGGATTAATAGTGTTCCTTGTTTAGGTTTGATTTTCCATCCACTATATAATAATTCTGTTTCTCCTCCTTCTTCAACATCATTTAAGTAAAGAATAAAAACAAACATTCTACTACTTAATTCTTTAGGAAAAGTTTCAACATGCCATTCCTTAAAATGTCCTTGATTTTTATTGTATTTTTGTATTTGAAGGGCAGGATAATGAGTTTCTCCTGAAAATAAACTATATCGAGGATATTCATCTTCTTTGGGTAAATTACCTAAATATTCTTCAGTTAAATGATGATTAAAAGTAGTAATAATTGGATTTACAAACGAAGCAAATTCAGGTTCTGTAAACATAGACATATCATAAGAATTTTTTATTTCTTGATTTTGTCCTGTTGATGCTTGACCTACATATCCTTTACCTTTATTTTTTAATTCTTCAAAAGTATCAAGTATATCTTGACAAAATTTACTATCAAAAGCATTTTCTTTTACATAAACAAAATGATCTAATGTCATTAAAGTACCTATTGTTTTTATTTTTTTATCCATCACAACTTATACAATCTACAGTTCTTGAACCTAAATCTCCTTTAATTACACTATCGGTTCTTAAATAAT